GAATACTACCATATGTATACTATGAGCCAAAATTTTAATATCGTTTATTAATAAATGTCAGCTGCTTTGATTGAACTTGTTTCGGTAGGAGCCCAGGATGTCTACATCACAGGTGACCCCCAAGTCAGTTTTTTTCGTCAAAACTACAAACGACACACAAACTTTGCTATAAAACCTGAACGACTGGACTACATCGGTACTTTCGGGAGTGGTAACGAAATTTCTGTCCCCCTACGCACCAAGGGTGACCTCCTCTCTTACATTTGGATTGAAGGTACCAATATCGGTGGAGTTGGTGCCTCGAACACAGGTTTCTTCGATAAAGATGAGTCCACCGCCACTGAATTTTCACTTTGGATTGGTGGTCAGGAAGTGACTCGCCTTGATTCTTTGTACATCCAGGGTGTCCACAACCTTTTATATAATCAAGACCAAGCTTCTGCTAGTTGTGCTTTGACCCTTGACGAATGTCCCCAAAATGCTTTAGGTGCTGCCGCATCAGCCGATCACTATGTTCTACCCTTCTTCTTCAGTGAGGACTGGACAAAATCTTTACCATTAACAGCGTTACAATATCATCAGGTCGAATTGCGGATCAAGTGCCGGGGTGGTACGTTCGCTCCTAGTGGTGTAAAGGTCTTCGGTACTTATGTGTACCTTGACACAGCGGAACGCGATGTAATTGTAAACCAAGAACATGAGCTGCTTATTACACAAACACAAAACCAAATAATGGAGGCTACCGATACCGATGTAGATCTTTCTTATTTCAACCACCCCGTCAAGGCTCTCCACCTCGTTTCTTCTGAAGCCGATACAAACAAATGGTCGACAAACTTTACATTCACCGACTCAACTCTATACATCAACGGTACACCTCTATTCGAAAATATGTCTGCCGCCTATCATCACAACGTAGTTCCCCAGATGCATTGCTCTGTTCTTGCTATGGATGCCCTAAGCACTGTTTCTACTTTCACATGGCCATTCTGTCTAACTATGAATAAGTCACAACCCACAGGGTCACTAAACTTTTCGCGTATAGACAGCGCTAAGTTAGTGTTGAATGGTAATGGCACCCGTGTTGGTAACATGGTACGGGTCTACGCGGTCAACTATAACATCCTTCGCATCAAGGATGGTATGGCTGGTGTCGCATTTGGTAACTAAACCAAACCTAAGTCCTAGGTATATAACTTTAAAATCACGTAAAAAATGGTAAAGACGAAAGTTCGTAAAACACCTACTCTTGACGCTGTTCGTGGAGTGAAGTCTCATGTTAGTGAGCTTCTTTCACAAATCAAACAAGGTCAAAAGTGGAAAAGGAAATATAAAAAATTGAAAAAAAGAATTACCCAATTCGAACCTAAAAAGATAGTGGTGAAAGATGATGTCCGTGAAAAACGTATTTATACTATTGCGATTTCCATGTTACAAACACTTGGAATAAATGAGTCCATCGGTGACTTGGACCTGTTCAAGTCCGCTGCAAATTGTCCCCAACTCATGTCCAGACACGCAAAAACTATCGCAGCTGGGGCTCTACACGCATGTATTAAACCTGAATTGAACAAGAGATTCATGCAAGAGAAAATTGGTGTTTCTATACCCACAATTGGTCAAGTATCCAAAATTATTAACCTTATTTAATAGTAATATGATTCCAATTGTATTTATTGGTGGTCTCGCCGCTCTCACAGCCTATACATATTATGGTCAGAATCTCGTGTCCTCCCAGGAAGCCAAGAGACTCATTAAGGATGGTAAAATAAAGAGGGTTATCGATGTTCGTACAATCACTGAATATCGTACGGGACATTACCCTAGAGCACTTCATATCCCCGTTGATAAGATGAATGAAAAGACCACCACAGAACTCCCTAGGAGGGGATTACTCGTCTATTGCAACACTGGGCAGAGGGCCAGATTTGCAGCAGAGAAATTAGAGAGTCTAGGGTTCAAGGATGTGTACTACATCGCTGGACTTTACACCAGTTTACTTTAGAATGTACTTAGTTTTTAATAATCTATCAAGTCTCAGTTTTTCCTTATTCATGAAAATTGTCAGTTGCATAACTTCACCTTCCAAAGTCACTAGTCCATGTGTGGACTTTTGATACTTTGCTATTTGGTCAACCCTAACAAGATCAACCGGTGACATCTTTGTCTTTGGTACCTTACTATGGTAGATAGCAAGAACCGCAGCATCCCTTTTCGTCTCCCTGGGTAGTTGGTCTCCTTGATGACACACTACTACATGTGCACCTGGACATCCAGATACATGCATCCACCAGTGTTTGGGGTCACTAGTCATTGTCAATTGGTCATTTTCTTTTGCACTCTGACCAACTTGAATTTTGATACCATCGTGGGATGTGTATTCGAGCATGATTTTATCTCGTATTAATTCCTTATATGGTATCATATGCACGTCGTATTACAACCCAGTCCATCATTCACTCACAAGTATAGAGTTACCTTACCAAATAAGAGAGCTATAGACTTTGGTCAGACGGGGGTTCAGTATTTCCCGGACCATCGTAATCCCCGTCTTATGCGCGCACAACTTCTTAGGAAAGGGGCTATCATTCCTAAGGAGCTGCGAATAGAGAGGAATCAGTATGAGATACAAAAGGGGATGTTGAAAATTAAAGAAAGTACAGAAGAAGATTGGGAAGATTTCTTCAGGGCCGAATATTGGGAGAGATGGGTATTACACACTTACCCTAACGTGGATAAGGCTAAATTGTATATGACTTTGAGTCAAGGTATACTTTTTATGCCTACACCCGAAGATTTATGGTTTACTAATTGCCGGTAGAACCGAAACCATCAGAACCCCTATCAGTATCCTCGACGATACTAATCTCCTCAATGGGTGGCGTTTCACAACGCTCTAGAATGAGTTGTGCAATTCTATCACCCTTCTTGATTTCAAAGTCTTTCTCTCCATGGTTGAACAAGATAACTTTAATTTCACCGGTATAATCTGGGTCAATGACACCCGCACCAACATTGATGCAGTGCTTTGCGGCTAACCCCGAGCGGGGAGCTACACGACCGTATACACCTGGTGGAAGAACCACAGTTATTCCAGTTCCCACGATTGCTCTTCCAGCCTGGTTAGGAACCATGGCATCCTCGGAGCTATATAAATCATATCCCACAGCACCATCAGACCCACGAGTAGGCACAATAGCATCGTAACAGAGCTTCTTGACCCCGAGGGACATCTACTTGTATCATGACTCAAATCCTTAAGTCGATGGTTGACCAAATCTAGGAGATATTCCTTTTTTTATTCGTTCCTTCATTACAAATTTTAATATAAATCCAAATATGTATACCAACATCTCATACTTACTTCGCATATTTTTTCTTCTCGTCATCTGTGAGAGCTCTCCACATCTCACCTAGTTTTTTACCAGTATCGGTAAATGTGATATCAGGATTCTCCTTGGTAATCTCGGGTCGCGTCTTCTTACAAAACATCATGTACGCATTGGGTGCACGTTTGGGTTTAGCTTTTTCGTCTTTAGTCATTCTAATTATGGATTAGATTTAATTCTTAAAGTTGGATTACGTTTAGAATAGGTGAGTGCACAAATACCACAACTGAAAATATTTATGAAATACTGACACCCAAGAATATGTAATTTCGTGTACATACTCTCATATGCATAAAAAGAGGACAAATACAATGTCATACACGACTCATATCCCACCCGAATTAATAGATTTGATGCGTGATACACATCATTTATTGTAGGATATATGAAACTTGTTCTAGGTGTAAGTCTTCGGATAGTGAGTAGAGATGTATCGATTTCAACTATACCCACGAGACCAACAATAAAAGCCTCTTCGGGATACATGAGGGGTCTAAGAAGAGCTAGAAGACATACTAAATGGTGAAGTATGATTAACTTTCTAAATGTATGCACAATCCTAGGCTGGAGAATTATCCACGTGAGGTCAAAAGACATATAGGTGGTGAGAGCATGTGTCAAAAACATAGGGTATACGGTGTATCCAAACAATGTCTCAGCTAGACATAATACAGAGAATGGTGCGAGAAACGTTAATGATGCCACATCATGAATAAGAATGGCTTGGTCCTTATTCATATTGTGATTATACAATATTCTTTTTTTATAGTTTGCACTCAAAGGGTTTCGAACCCCTGACCTCAAGCTTACTAAGCTTGCGCTCTACCACTGAGCTATGAATGCGTGTCACCTCCCACGCTGATTAGTATACATGTTAAATCTTTAAGCACTTGGGTTTTGCTTCAAATGCTATCTTTTCCTCGAGTTCTTTACGTTGTTTCATCTTCTTGATATCAGCACCTTGGCAATCGTGTCTAGCCAACTGAATGCAACTCGGGCAGAAACTTCCTTCACAATATTTACAGTCGATTGGGACACCACATTTCTTTCGACAACGTTGACAAGGCATTGTTAAGTATAATTGAGATAAAGATTTTAATAGTGTTTAGTAAAGAATATGTCACTCACTTACGCCTTCAGCAAACCAATCCCACCTAAAATGTCTGAATATAAACGTCTTAAAAAGACACTAAAAACTTCTACAGTTGGATACGGTACTGCTTTGAGTGCATCTTATTTTATCACTCAGGGGGCAGAACAAGGTGTATCTGCCATGCTGGGTGCTGCCACATCATACGCGTATATTTGTCTTCTATCAGACCGAGTAGATAATTTCGAAACGTCAACAATTCAGAAGGAGTTTTTAGCACCTTTAGGTGCGGCTGCTTTTGAAGTGTCGTGGAATAATGCACCCTTTGCATTTGATTTTGATTATGGAGCCACATTCTTGGGCTTTTTAGCTTATAAATTCGCCCTCACCAC